GGTACCGTAAAACACGACACCCTACCACTATATGAGACAAAAGAAATTTGAGTATCTGGATGAATTAGATGCTTGTGATCAAAATGACCCGATGAAATATAGATAGTTTTCCATCCTTCCTTAGAGCGATCAACGGCGCGCGTTACTAAAGCTATTCCAAGTTTTAGACATATCTCATGTAACTGATCATTTAATTTTTTAGAGGTTGTATGATATGAAAACGCTCCTTGAGACCCATGTTTATGCCATGAACCGTCGCCCTGAATCATCGCAAAAAGCAATGTTTTTAATTGTTCTCTTGAAGCTCCAAGAATAAAATTTGGTATCCGCTTATTATCTGAATACGTTCCGCAATTTTCCCTTATCCATTTCCAAAAACCAATATGGCAAAAAGCGATATTTAATTGATCCGGTCTGGATTTCGACGCGTACGTCTTAACTTTAAAACCCATGTTTTTAATCGTCGAAACCATATCGTCCGCTATAGGACCCCTGTTTTGCGAAAGCTGTATGGGGCCCGGAGTCGTTGACGCCGAACCCTCAGAAACAAAATATCCGATGAATTTCAAGAATGAATTTGCGTCAACTCTATAAGAATCTCGATTATGATATCTACGCAAATCCCGCATTAAATTCTTTGATTTTTTACCGGGCTCCCAAGTATTTTTCTTATTCCCAGAATCGTTTCTAGGAATCTCGAACGGCTCCAGGATCTCACCTTCCCAACTAGCCGACACCGGCAATTCCAAGTAACCTGCGTTTCCGCCCTTCACGTCGCGTAATTCGCAAGCCTCTACAAACCTCCAAGTATATGGAAACCTTTCTTTAAAGACGGTTGGACGAGTCCATAATCTATGATTAGGAGTAACGAGCGCGTCTATCCCGCGATTCAATAAATGTAGTAATTCTCCATCGTAGTCATATATATGCCTAGAGATCGGCTCTTGATATTCCACCCCACCCGTAGCTGGATTAACCGTTGCCAATTTCATCCCTGGTAAAACATCGGCGTATTTATGCCACCCAAGATCTGTCAAATACTCGGTGTCCTCAGAATGACACCGCCCCAAGAAAATTGGCGGTAGGCGATAGGCTACTCTCACCTTTTCTTTGTTTGCTTCCGCATACTTTTGATACATAGCGTCGTGAATTTGTTGAGAGCTTAATTCTTTGATATCGATTTTAACCTGTCCGGTCTGTTCACCCTCCTCTCCGGTAGGCTCCGCTTCGATAATCAAAACCTTACTTCTGTTATCATCGCCCTGTAATTTGTTTAAGAAATCTTTAATCCTAACTACCGTCTCGTCAGTTAATTCCCCGTTAGAGACAGTAATCGCAAGTGACGGAACGGTGTTGTTACAGAACGTTACATAGTTTATCTCACTTGCTTTCCTATCGCCCAACATATCGATTAGCGCGCCGATGTACCTGGGCACACCATAAGGAGATCTGGGCGAAAACAGACTGAAGTGGATAACCTCGTTAGCCCGCTTGTCTAACGGAAAGTCCTTAAGTTTCTCGCCTTTAATTTCAATTCCGGTGTCGACGTCGTAAACGCGAGGATCGCCATATTCCTTAAACCACCTAGTCACGTAACCGGAAGTAACAGATGCATTGTAAACCGAAGTGGCTTTCTGGACGTACTTCCTGAATTTTTTAAGCCTTTTGATTTTGATAATCTTTACCGAATTATCTTCCTGTAACTCCAATATCGGCATTTCAAATTCAAACGGAGTATCTTCTGCAGGTGTCATACGAGCTTGATACGATCTCATTTGAACAAAATACTGCACGCGACCCTGGGCGTTTCGAATGACCTCCCAATACCCGTTCCCCGTTGCTTCCTGATCCCTCCGGGTGTTCATACGCAATTGGCGAAATGAAATATCCATTCCCGCGTAAAGAAAGAAGTTGGTCAATAGGACACGTTCTTTTCTTACCGCCTTTAAAATATCCTGTGGTATATCGCTTCTGTCTAAATCGATATTACAAATCAAACGGTGGCCAAACCCGTCGATATTTTTTTCCATCGTATCGACACACGGAAGTAGCTCCGTGTTCATTTCAAGCATGAGAGTTAGGGTGAATGGATGAAACGGTGGTTCGATCACTAAACTCGACTTAACCATTTGACCGAACGGATCGGTCTCCTGTACTTGCTGCGAATCACCAAGGGTACCACTATTTTGCGCCACCCCTACTGATTCGATCGACTTGGCGACCACTTGGACCATTCTCGATTTTTTATGCTCTAACATTTTATAACACTCCTACCGATATGGTTCGTCGCTTGCGTTTACCGGATTTTTTGGTTGCAGCTCGGTACGACGCGTCGAACGAATCGAAAAAGTCTTTGGTGCCCTTGCCATTAGGAAATCTTACTAAATAGTCAATAGCTCGATTATGAACGTCTTTTTTGAAAATAACCCGGCGGTTCTCAAATATCGGACTAAGTTTAGTTGCCCGCGTCCTCTTGTCAATCGACGTTTCAATCGGATAGCAAACAGACATGGGTCTTTTTTGCTTTAGGTATTGCCGAATAATATCTTGATACTGATTCGTCTCTATCCCAATCCGTAGTGGTTTCCATTTGTCGTAAAACTCGAGTATTTTGGATGGCTGTTCAATCGCGGATAAGTGTTCTACGTAAAAATCAAGTAGATATACCCAGTAATCATCCTTAGCCACGTTACCTCTAAGGCCTATCACCGATATCGCAAACATGTCGTTTATTTGGCGGTCTTTGACCGCCAAATCTAAACCCATATAAACCGACAATTCGTCGCAATCCGGCCATTCACTATCGGAAACGGTAACGCAATTGTCGAATTTAAATATCTCGCCTTTCATTGCATCCGCGTCTTGCTGATATTGAGCTCCGAAAAGGACGATACCCATCTTCCGTTCTTTATCCTCGAAAAATTCAGGTGAGTAACGAGACGGCCATGGAGATTTCCTATGTTGATCTAACGCGCGAATTACTTGAGTATGACCCGCCAATTCGTTTTTTTCTAAATGTTGATAAATATCTTCCGGGTGTTGTCTGGTACCTAGACCATGATGTTCACCTCGGTGAGATACGGTCGGATCCGGTGGTTTAAGGAGCGGAGTCCATGTTTTATAAAACCAGGTTTTTACCTTTTCTCGCACCGCTTCAGTACGCGAATTGTCTTCGACCGCCAAATCGTCAAAAATTCCCGCGTCAAAATGCTTCGAAGTAATTGCTGCGTCGACACCCGTACATGTTACCGAACTCTCTTTTCCAAAATGTTTTTTGCCAACCACGTCGATTTCTGTGGAATCCCATTTTCCGACTACGTGAGGGTCATAAAACGGACCAAACACCTCGATTAATCGCTGGTTATTTTCCAGGTGTCCCTTAATCTCACGGAGAAACCCCGCAGAATTCGTCTTCGATTCCGAACAAATCGCCACGGTAAAATCACGATTTTTGCATAAATAGTGAATTACCTTGGTTACCGTTCCCATCGTTGACTTCCCGCTACCGCGAAAAACGAGCTGTAATGACTCCGGATGCAAAAATTGCCACCGAAGAATTGCGAGATGGAACGGTTGTACCTCGTAACCAAGAATGACGGAAGCGAGAATGTCGATCCGGTTATTCTCGACAATCTGGCGACGTAACCATTCGTTACTCGCCGTCCGATACTGTTGGTAGACGGTAATTAATTCAGAGCGTTCGAGTTTGTCGAGCCGCGCCGTAGCGCCCCGGATGATCGGGACAACGTTGTCGCGACTCGAATTCATACCTACTCGCTATCTATGATCGCCCCCGATACGTAGATCTCTACCTTATCCCCCGCACCTACGGTACCGGTAACGCCTACCCAAATCGTAGCTCCGCCTACATCGAAAATAGATGAAAACGACTCTTCCGCCCCCGGAGACGCGGCGGTAAGCGCCGAAACAAACGGTACGAATTTCCCCGCCCCGGCCGACCACTGATAAAGATTAATGGTCGGCTCCGAGGTAGCGCCCGTCGCTACCACGTGAACATGAGCATATTGATAGCCACGGAGATTTACCCCTTGAGAAATTTTTGTCGGAGCGTCATCCGGTAGGACGTCGATCGCGTCTTCGACCGTCCGATGTAATACCGAACTCGGTTCCCGTAACGCGTAAGACTGCTCTGACGATCCAGACTCGATTAATTCAGCCTGTGAAATTGGAATATACGGAGCAAAACCCATGAGACACCTCGTAAATTAATTGGGCGACGCGCCGATTAACGACGCGTCATACCCGAAACTATCAATCCATCGCTTCGATGTAAACGCGTTCACCCGACACGTTTACGTCCGTGTCGGCCCCTAGGGAAAACCCGTTACAGAGTGGAGTGATCCCGTTGGAAGTTACGAAGGAAAACTGCGCGGTGTCGT